CTCCGGCCTCCGACAGGCGCGGTGCAAGCGCCGCAGTGCCCGAGAAGGAGTCGATCACCACCCCCGCGTACGGCTTGTGCTTCTTCACCACCCGAGCCACCTCATCCTGAATCCACGCGACACCCGGCTTCGCCGCGATGATGTCCACCACGATCCGCCCATCAGTGAGCTCCGCGGCGCCAGCGAGGACAGACAGGTCACGATCCGCGGTCACCTCGAGCGCCAGCGACCGCCGCTTCACCTTCGTGCCGATCAACACCTCCGGAGTGGCGAACGACCGGGCCCACAAGTCCACACCGATCGCCGCATCCGTCGACGCGTCAGCCCAGATCCCCAGACGCTCACGCTTGTACCCCTCCTCCGTCATGCCACGGAGGTCCACCGCCTTGATCCAGTCCCAGTCCTGCACATAGCCGAGAGACGGATTCGACTGCTGCACAGCCTCCACAGAGTCCCAGGCGACACTGTCGATGTCGGCAGACCACTCGAAGAACGCGAGGTGCTTCTCCTCGTCCGGCTTCTCGACCGCCCGAGTCCGAACATCACGCAGGACAGTCGAGTAGTCGAACCCGGTCGACGAGGTGTACCAGAGCTGCGGCGACGGCCGGGCCGACAACGTCGGCAGGAGGTCAGAGACCGTCGTCTCGTCGATCTTGAAAGCCTCATCGAGGATCACGAGATCCCCCGAGAAGCCACGGCCGCCACCGCCGGCCGCCCGGGCCATGAAGTCGAGTCGGTTCCCGTTGTTCAGCACGACCGCGGTGTTGTCCGACGAGTCCGGCATGGACCGGACCATTCCCATCAGCTCCGGCTGCTTCTCGATGACCTTCTTGATGTCCCGGAACGCGCCCTTCGTCGTCTTGAACTTGTGCGCCGTGTGGATCAACTGCTCCTCGCCGAAGAGGAACAGGCCGGCCAGCTCCCGAGCCATGACCACCACGTTCTTGCCGTTCTGCCGGGGGACGATCAACCCGACCTCGAACGCCTCCCACCGGCCGTTCGCCGGATTCTCCCCGAGGGAATTGCGCAGGACAAGCTGCTGCCACGGCAGCAACTCGAGACCGCAGGCGGCGGCCAGGTCGATAGCATCGTCGCCCGCTGACGTGTGCCACAACGGTGCGAGGAAGTTCGGAGGCACCTGCGCCCCGACAGGCTCATAGCGCTGCGGGAACGTCGTCTCAGGAACCTCCAGCCGCCGATCCACTGCCGTCGTCACCGAGCCTCCCTCACCGAATCCATCCGCTCCTGACGCTTCTTCGCCAGCTGGTCGAGCATGCCGCCCTCCCCGCCCTTCTTCTTCCCAGCCTGCAGCACACCGATCTTCGACAGAGCCGTGGCGACCGCGGCCTGCATCTGCCGCGCCTCCCCCACCATCCCGTTGACGACGACCTGAGCCTGCAGGTCACCCGAATCGTTCACCTCAGCCTCCGCCAGCTCGAACCACAGTGCCGAGTGCGACGCGAGCGCCGCCGAGAACCGCTCCAAACGGTCCGCCATGCGACACGCCTCAGCCAGGACCGCCAGAGCCGCCGGATTCAGGTCGAACTCCCCGGTCACGTCGTCCCACAGCTTCCGCCCCCGATCCTTCAGGAACGCCGGATACGGATCATCGACCCGGCGCCCACCGTCGATCGCATCGTGGACAGCCGCGGCGACCTCGCCACCAGCCTCCTCCGCCTGCCGCATCCGCTTCTGCCGGCCGGGCTTCCGCTTCTCCACCTCACCAGCCCGATACCGGCGCTGGTACTCCCGGTTCGCCGCCCGGCACTCGTCGCACTGCTCCTCCCCACGCTTCGAGTGCTGCCGGTACCCCGCGACCGTCCCACACTGCTTCCTGACCACTGCAGGTGTCTTCTCTGTCGGCATGACTGTAAACCTACGGTGCCAGTAAAAACCCCCAGCAGTTTCAGACAGCCCTGGAAACGCGCAGGTCCAGACACGAATCGTGCCGAGCCTCCGGCTCGATTCTAGCCGAGTGTTCGATTGGCGTATCGCGGCACCAGGTAAAAACCCGTAGTGCTCGAACCGTGGGCGGAGATTACCCAATACCGGGAGGGGAGTGAAACAGA